ATTCTTTGAGAAACTACAATCAATGCCTTGGTGGATGGTTGGATTATGGGTATCAGTTGTTGCTGCTATCTATGGTATCAAAGCTAGTGAAATAAAAAACTTTAGTAAATGACAATTAAAACTGCGTTCTCACAACAATACAGTAAGAAGGTAAGTTTATTATCTCAACAAACAGGGAAGAGGAATGGCAAAAAGATTCAACGCAGACAAAGTTCAGCACGAAAGAATCGCAAAAAGTACTAGCATTGGTAGACGACCTAAAACTTCATCTATGAATAAAAACAAGAAAAGAACTTGGAAAAAATATGTAGGTCAAGGTAGATGAAACCTATTATGATTACCTTGCTATACCTCACTTTTGGTGGTGACATTAAGCAAGACACATTTGAAATCTTTACAACTTGTAGCTCTTGGTTTAATACAAATATAACTACTGTGGAAAAAAGGAAAAAGACATTTATGTCTAACCATTTTTACCACACTTACAAAGGTAAAAAAGTTATAGGATATGTATGCCAAGGAAACGAACCTCAATAAAAAAAGTTGAAGCACCTAATAAATTTGAATGGCTTAAAAAAAACATAGTCATTGTACCTGTGATAGCAGCGATTATTGCTGGAACATTTACATCAGTTAGATATGTGCTTAACCTTACAGATACTATTACAGCTAACCAAGAAACAATTATTAAACTAGAAGAAAGATTTAATAATTCAAGAGCTGACATCAATGACCTTAAACAAAGACTATCAGCTGCGGAAGCAACATGGACTATGGCAGAAAATTTATACAGACAACTAGCAGATACAGTAAGAGATCACACTTATGACCTTAAAGACCTTACGAGATAATTTATTATGGATAGCATTTTTTCTTTGTGTAGCAACTTATGCACAAGCAAGGAACGACTATCTAAATGATTACGGAACTTGTGAAAGAGGTCATTGGGAAACTTATACAGAAGTTAGACAACATGAATATAAATCTGGTTCTAGTGCTGAATCTCAAGATCAAACATTAGGTTTTAGATTTCGTATACCTTTAGGTGCTGTGTGTAGTGATGAGTATATTGCAGAAATGCAGAAGAAAAGTAAAATAAAAACTCAACTTGAACTTATAAAAGAGTGTAAAAGAATACCTAGAATTAGTCCACCACCTTTAGAATTTGCAGAGCTATTTAATATGTGTAATAAATTAGGAGTGGTAGGAGTAGTACAAGATAAAAGACCAGAAGGTAGACATTGGGATAATTTAAAAATAAAGTATTTAAAAGACAATCCTGATATTATAATAATGGAACAGGCAATGCCAAATGAAACAATTAAATAAATGGGTAGTACCTTTAGCGGGAAGTGTTTTAATAGGTTTATCTACATGGATGTTAGTTACTTTAGTTGAATTACAAACTATTGTAGCTATGTTACAAAATGAACTTTTAAATATAGATAAAGTTATAGGCAGAATTTACGCACACATGGATAGATTAGCAGATAGATAATGTATTCTTTGATTTGGTTTCAAGATGATCATTGGCAAATATTTACAAATGAGATATGGGAGACAGAGAAAGAAGCCACAGAATATGCCAAACGAGGGAACTTTAAAAAGAAAGATAAATGGAAAGTTGTTTTATACGACAGAAAATATTATAGATAGTTATGGCTATAAATAAAGCAAAGATGAAATGTAATACACCTAAACGACAAGTGCAAGGTGGTAAAAAGTTTGTAGTTAAGGCTTGTGTTAATGGTAAAGAAACTATTATTAGATTTGGAGATGCTAATATGAAGATACGTAAGTCTAATCCTGCAGCTCGTAAATCTTTTAGAGCTAGACATAAATGTTCTACTGCTACGAACAAGATGTCTGCTCGTTATTGGTCATGCAAAAAATGGTAAAGAAAAAAACTTGGTCTAAAAGAAACATTACTTTAGTTTGTGGATATTGCATCATGTGTAAAAGACAGCTATTGAGTAATGAAGGTGGATGGATTATAAACGCAGAGAAGAAACGATTTTGTGAACACTATGGTGAAAACACAGAAAGCTGTTTTGATAAATATATAAACATAAGGAGAGAAAATGTACGGAAAGAAATCTAAAGGTAAGTTAACAAAGAAACAAAAGACTTTACCTAAATCACTACAAAAAAAAATAGTTAAATCTAAATCAAAAAGGAAATAATGAAAAAAGGTTATCACAAAACTAAATCAGGTAAGACTGCCAAGAAAGGTCTTTACTATAACATTAATAAAAAAAAACGAGCTGGTACATCAAGAAGCAAATCTAAATCTACTATCTCTGCAAAGGCTTATAAGAATATGAAGTCTGGATTTAAGAAGTAAGTTCTTCTTTTAATTTATTAAACTCTTCGTGGATTGTTTTCTCTGGTGTCCAAAATCTTTGACCAGCAGCTTTTAATCTACGATGATGGATAACAGTAGAGTGATCTATCTTTAACATTCTACCTAATTGAGATAACGATACACCATACATCTCTATCATTAAATTAATTATAATACTCCTAGCACGAACTAAAGATTCAAATCTTCTTATACCTAACACTTCTTGTTTGCTAACCTCATATTGAATACAAATCTTATTGACAACTGCATCTAAAGTTTGAGGATAAACTTTCTTTCTGTCTGATGCTAGACCATTTCTTTTTTCTTCAAATCTTTCTTGTCTTAACTTTAACTTTAATAACTGACCTTCTATCTTTGCTTTACTTTGTTGTAATGACATACGAAAGCCATTCTTAAATCCTGTCTTGTAAATTAAAAGTTCTCTCCCTGTTAGTTCCCTATACATTGGAGCTTTCATTGCTTGTTTTAATTGTGTAAGTGTTTTCATTTGCGTAGCATCCCCTCTGTTGTTTGCACAACCTTTTGTTGTTTTTATAACGATGTAATTAATGACTATCTATTTGCCATTAATTGCTCTCTGCACTCAGAAACTTTTAAATATAAGCTATAACTTTCAGCTTTTAATTTATTAGCTTTCTGTACTGTTTGGACATACTCTTTACTTTTCTTTTGTTGCTTGTCCATCAGTTTTTGCAGACGACTCTTGATGTTTTCCATCAGCATCCTCCTTCACTTTTGTGTGATCCCATTTAATCTCATTGACCACTACTTCTACCAACTTTCCCTCATTTGAGGGGTCGGCAGCTTTCTCTACGGAATCAAACTTTTCTACATATTTAAAATTTGCGTCTCCGTACCTTGTCCTTATATAAGATTTAACCCTTTTGTCAATCATAGTCCCTTTCGATTGCCATATCGATATAGTGTTTTGCTTTGAGTAAATCTTCTTTCTGACCCTTCTGCTTGTGTCTGCATAAATACTTAATAGCATTTCCTTCAGCAAAGGGAAGATTATTTTTATTAATAAATTCTGATGGTTGTATCGTCATTGAACTGTAATGACTTCCGCCTACTTGCTTTTTATATACATTATCTGTCATAAATTTGGAGTCTGTGGCGAAGGAAAACAACGTAAGAAAGTCAAGGGTAATGACTAAAACTCCGCCACAAACTTAGAGCCTAAGCTCTATCTTCTGTAATTACCATAAGTTCCAGTTTTTTGGTAGGGTTTTTTATACCCACCCATTGCTGGTTGTCCACCACTACTAGATTGAGGTGCTTTACTATCGCTTGGTGTGAGCACTACGTTCAATCCTCCTGTTGGTGAGCCATCTTCATTGGTATCGTCAAAAGCAGCTTGGTTATACCAAGTGTCGCCTACTTTAGCTCCGATCCTCCACGTTTTTCCTTGTGGGGATTTAGGATTAATAGGTGCTACCCAACTAGGTCTGTTATCTCCTGGTTGTTTGTCTGCATTAGGTATTAATTTAACATAGATTTTATCCATATTCTATATTTTCTCCTGTTTGTTTAGTTTATCCTCTACATTTTCAACAACATTCATTATCGCTTTGTAAGTAGAGGGATGTTTAGTTAAGGCTTGTTCAATGTATGGGTCGTTATATTTTTTAACTTGCCTATACTCATAAATGTTTCTACATTTTTTGAACTCATTTATAATTTGATCTACACCTTTATTTGTACTGCCATTAGCAGCACCTCTAACTTCTTTAGTACATGGAATGTTTAATGATCTATACTCTTCGAGGGAGGTTATATCATTATCCAAGATACCAAAGAAACTTAAAGCTCTTGATATTGCAAACGATTCAGACATAGGTAAAGCACCTTGTATGTACGTTGCATTTCTTTTTTTAAATTGTTTATGATGACCTGTGGCTAATACTCGTTCAGGATCGTAAGCTAAAATCTTACACTTACAGATATAATAATCTGTGTATTCCATAACACTTGTATCTATACCAAGTTCATCGCCAAACACCTGTCTAAAGTATTTAATCTTACTCCATAATGAAACAGTTGATTGACCTTTCTCATTTTTATATATGCCATCTTTACGACACAATTCATTTATCTTTTTTATTTTATCACGCATCTAACCCCCAAAGTTTTTTAATAATTTTTCGTTGTTTGTCTGTTAAGTATTTATAATGGTAGTAATGATTAAGATCGGGTGGCTCTGAGATACTTGCGAGCTTCTGCAGATCACCTTTACAATATATAATCATTTGTTCCCAGTTATAAATTCTTTTTACCATCATGTTGTATTGGTATTCTAAATGATCATCATACAAAGCTGCATGAGTGTCATCGTATATTAAATATTCTTTATCATTAACTAAAACTAAAAAAGGTTTCTTACCTGTGCATTTCCAGTAAAATGAAACTTGACCCCAAAAAGAATCAAAGACTGCATCATCTCCAAGTGGTTGAGTTTTAAAATAGTATTCATCTTTACCTTTTTTCTTTACGATACTAGGTGGTTTAGTTTTAAGTTCTATAAACAAAC